CTAGGGGTGGCTTTAGGCTTGTTATAGCCGCTAACACCCACCTTGGCTAGTCTGCTATCCTTCACTTCTTTTTAGCCCTGTTAGTGGCCGTTCTCTGGCCTCTCATGGGCATCTTTGCCTCACTCATGGCAATGGCTACGGCTTGCTTTGGGGAAGTGACAACCTTGCCACCCTTGCCGCTATGTAAAGAGCCAGCTTTGTACTCGCTCATAACCTTACCAATCTTGGCTGTTTGTTTCTTTGTCTGTTTCATATATCTCCTTAAGCTACAAGTCCGGGTAAATAAACTGTCTTACCATTTTGCTTTGTTGCAGTTAAGCACTGCTTCTTTAAATTATCAGGATCATAAGAGACATGAACCCAACCACTATCAGGGATGCCGGGGGTGTAGAACTCAAGGATGAGCTGTGTAAACTTATAATTATTCTTAATATACTCAGCCAGATCAGCATTAGCCACTCCGGGAATTTCAATATCGGCTGCCATCCCACGGCAATGGTCTGAGGTTTTTGAGCCTCCGACTGCTGCATTACTTTCAGGACTGCGATAGGCACTATTAATCTTAACACCCTTGCCATAGTGGTTACGCACAGGCTGTAGGATGTTATCACACAAGAGCTTTAGGTGAGCTTCTGCTTCCTTTGTAGGGGTGTTATCAAAGCCCATACGCAAGGCTGTTTCACTCTTAGACATTTCATGCAAAGAGAAGTTAGCGGATAGTTGCATTAATTGTTTCCTTCATTGAATTATATTGGTCAATACAAATGTTTAGCTTACGAATTGCTGTGTCTCCCTCTGCTGTCAGGGCGATAAGAGAATCAGCAACCGTTCTGTCAAGTTCGGCTCGTGCTTCTCCTGCGTCACTTCCACTGGCAACGGGGGCATCTGTGGAGGTTTGTACACTACAGTTGGCGGCTTGGGTAGGAATGAACAGCCTACGCTCACCAGAGGCAACAGCAACACGTAAATCATTAATTTTCTTTTGAGCATTTGTTTCATTCTTTCTTAAGGTTGTTGCATAAGTTGTTGCTACAACAGCCATTTGTTTCTCTGACTCACGTGCTTTCTCATTGGCTTCAATTACTTCAAGAGCTACTTCCACTCCTTTGTCGTAACTGCCTTTCCAATAAGCGCCACCTAACGCAAGAAGGGCAACAACACATGCTAGTAACAGTTTCATTCATGCATCTTTCCACGTGCATAAGCCTGTGCAGCCATGAATGCTACAACAATGGTAGCCATACCAGCAGAGAATGTAGTGGCAAGACCCATGATGGCACTCACTTTATCAAGGGATACATAAGGAGATGCAAAGTAGGCCATAAGGATGAAGGGCAGGCCAAGAGCAAACCACGCCATAATACGTTGTTGGTCAGCCATCTTGTCCATGTTCTCAATCATCATCATTCGTTCTGAACGAGACAACTCCTCGTCAGTGATAATGCCATCACCATCACCGTCAAACTGATTATATGCTGAGTTTTTCTCTAGAGTTTTTGTCATGAAGTTCCTTTAAAAGTTTATCCACATCTTTCTTCAACCTATCAACTTCGTTAATAGAATGTTCTGCTCTTATTGTTGTCTCATACAGTTTAGAAAGGACAAGGCCTGTAAGGGGCAGAAGGATGGCTACTAACACACAAGCTGCAAGCCACCCTAAATATTTAAACCCCAAGTCTCTTTCTACTTGCTCAGGTACAGGAGCCATAGGTGGAGGTATCCAGCTACTATTGCCACTGCCACTGTTATTGTTATTAGCATTTCTGTTTCTTGCTCCGCTTGCCTTTGTTGCCATTTTGCATACCTCTCCTTAGCTTCTTGGGCTAGCCTAGCCTCCTCTTGTTCTACACGAATAATGTCTCTCATGTCAAACACTTTGGAATACAGAGCCCCCATCTCAGGAGGGGCTTGATAAACCATTGTCTCTCTAATGGTCACTTCTAAAGCAGCCATCTGATCTAAAGCCATCACCCTGTTTAAAGCAGCCTCCATGACATTCTGCTTTGGGTCATACACATCTCTACTAAGGGCTTCTTCTTTTCTAATCTTAGCAGCTAATTCTTCTTGTAGTCTAAAAAACTCTGTTAGATGTTTTACAACATCTGCCATTACTTGAGTTTCTTCTATTATGACTTTCTTAGGTTTTTTCTTAGCCGCTTGCTTTGTTTGTACTACAGGTTTAGGTTTACTTCTGAACAGGGATAATAAAGGTGCAAGAAAACCACCTACTTCAGTGGTTATTCCTACTACTTCATCATAGGTTTCTTTAGCTTCAACAAACGATTCTTTAACTGTTTTATAAAGCTCACAACCTTCCTTGATGGCAGCAACACATGCATTTGCAGCGAGGAGAATGCTAAGAGGGATATGTTAGCCTCCAATTAGATGTTTGATGAATTCTGCTGCTTCTCCGGGGCCAAGAAGAACTAGTACCATAACACCGTATAACAAGTATTCAATCTTAGTCATACGTGCATTACCACTGTCTAAGTGTTTAGCAATAGAAGCATAACGCTCAGCACATACTTGCTCATGGCTATTAAGTCGTGCTTCTGTTTTTGTTATTAGTTCGTCACTCACCTGTCACCTCATCGGCAGGGGTTGGGACGTTGCCTTCAGCAAGCCAAGCAAGATAGGCTTCAGCGGTCACAAGGCATGACTCTTGACGACCATCAGGCCATGTGCGTGTCACAGCATCAGCCTCAGTCTGACCAAGGCGGACGTAAAGTTTCCAAGTTGGTTCGTTCATAGTTCACATCCTGTAAAAAGAAGAAGTGCTGATGTGCTGTTGGCACGCAAAATAGAGCAACCACCAGCCGCCGCCAAACCAGTCGCTCCTGTTCCATATACTTCTCCGCTACAAAGATTTGATGCGTTAAAAGCAAGTCCTGTAAATGCCGCCTGACCTCCAGCGGGTGTTGTTCCGCTGAAATGACTAGCAGATGAAATAGTAATACCTGTTGGAGCAACTCTAGTTTGAACAGGGAACGCTACAACACACGTTGCGGCTGTTGTAGCCACAGTCTGACCAACTCCAAGGTTTGATGCTGTAGTTGAAGAACTAAAAGCTGGCAGGTAGCGTTGGCAAAGCTGAAGCTCGGTGGTGTACGGCCTGTAGTCAAAGCTCGTTGCTGTTGAGCCTTTTTCAAGTTGAACGCCTGTGATGTACCAAGTTGCGGCGTTTGTGCCGACTACGCTGACGGTGCTTGTGGGTTGAACATAGTTTGCCGCCGCCCATGCGCCAGCAGTTCCAGAATATGTAGAACCAGAACCCAAACCAAAACGAACAACGATGCCAGAACCATTATTGGTTAACCATGTTCCACTTGTATCGCCAGCCACAGTAACCGTTTTCTGCTCCCAAGTATTTGCAGAGCTAATGGTGTAGCTAAACGGATATGAACGGTTTGTGGCACTGTTAGTAAAAGCACCGCCAAACGTACCAGTCAGGCTTGAGCGAACCCAAAACGACAATGTAACGGTTGCGGCTGAGGCAGTGCCCCATGCCAAATCAGCGGTATTGAATCCCTCAATTGGTTGTTGAATCCAAAAAGTATCGCCAGTTAATACAGAATATGCTGAAGATGAAGTAACAGCCAAATAATCAGTAAACCCTGTTGGAGCCGCAACACCAGTAACTGTTTGTTCAACAGAGTATTTTGATGATTGCGTATTCCCGCTATACCATCTGTCCAATGTATATTGGCTAAGACCAGTAACACTCGCCCCCGCATTCCTCTGACTTATGACCATTGCGCCATTGATGATGCGGTTACGCATGGCAAACCCGCCAGTGAACGCACTTGTATTCTGCGTAGAAGCATCATTGAATACCAACCCACTAGTGCCGTTAATCGTTACAGACATTATTTGTTCTCCAATGCAGTGAGGCGCTCATCAAGCGCCGAAACACGGTCAGTCAGTGAAGTGATGATGGCTTGTTGTTCTTGGATGGCGGCTGTCAAGGTTGCCACTAAGAAGCTGGTGTCCACACCCTGATAGACAGGATTTCCATCAGCATCCACTGCGTCTTTTTCGCCAACTACCGCCTGTGGGCATACTTCAGCAAGTTCGTGAGCAATAAAACCCGAAACAGTTTGCTCATGTCCTATGTATTTATATGTGCATGGCTTCAACTGCATTACCTGTGCAAGACCATCAGTCAATGCGGCAATGTCGCTTTTCAGCCTGTAATCAGAACCGTTCGCATAGCTTACTGTTCCGTTGTTGTTGTTATAAATATAACCTTGTGAAGTGCCAGCAGAGTTATAAAAATTGACTAATGTTCCTACGCCAGAATTAGTTTGCTTGATCCCAAGGCCGATTGAGGTTGCGGCGCTATAGGCAACACTTATAACGCCAGCACCGACAGTACTCGTAGTCCCCACCAGCAAGTTACCGCTGGAGTCGAGGGTCATTGCAGCATTAAGTGATGCATTACCATCAGCAGAACCACCAGTTGCTACGTTGTACCAAGTGTAGGTACTGTCTCCACCAGCAATAAATAATGTTCCACCACCCGCATTTATGTATTTCCAAGTGCCAGCAGTATTTCTATATAAATTTCCAGAAAGAGTAACCTCGCCAGCACTTGTTCTACCAAATATAGAACCACCCAAACCTATTGAAAGTACTTTGTAAGAACTTTCCCAAGCCTTTGGCGTAACACCAATCCCCACATTACCAGACGCATCTACTCTGACACGCTCAGTGCTAGTGCCTGATGCTGTGGTGTAGAGAGCCAACTGACCGTTGGATGAGCCAGAGTCAATACCTGCAATCTGTGCGGCTGTAGGCGTGTTACCCGAACCAAACGTCAGAACATCTGACGAGCTGTTTGGAATTGTGATTTTGATGCTCATGGCATTACCGCCTTTATTTGGTCAATAGTTGACGCCTCATCAATTGCTGTTTGCATATCGGCGTACTTATCTCTCACAACTTGTCTTGCTGTCTCAGCCTCTGTCGCCTCAGATGGAATGTTTGCCTTAATATCCAAAGGCGCAAATTCAGCAGAACGTGCTTTACGGCGTTTGTCATGAGCAATTGTTTTGGCTTTGTCAATGTTGATGGTAATCACGCTGTGTACTCCCATGCGTTGCGAAATGTGCGGTCTGTAGGCACATCAGCAGTGTCAATAATTTTGAATGGCTTTCCAGCAGGAACATCCTTGGCGGCAATTTCTTCAATGGTCAGGCCGCACTCAGGGGCAGGGATGATGACAGCCACGCCGCCTTCATCTGTGGGATAAATGATTCGTTGTGTCATGGTTGCTCCTAATTAGCGAAATACAGCCACTGAAACAGATGTGTTATCGTCCCTTGTAGCCGCGCTAAATATAAATGTTCCTACGGAAACATTAGCGGTGGTTACGTTTTGGGTGCAAACATTCCCCGTTTCTGTTATGTCAGTTCTATCTGACCCAAGAACAGTGCAATAATTTACGTCAGGCATTGCATTTGTAAAATTAACTGTGTAGTCGCCAGTTCCATTATCTGTAATGCTTGTTACATTTCCACTTGCGCGAATAGCTACAGTTCCAGTGCCATTAAAGTTTACCCATGCGCGGCAACCATAAGCTGTAGCCACTGAACCATAGCCTGAGTTGAATTGGAGTAGGCCTGCTGAAGTAATACGAGCTTGCTCAGTGCCACCTGTTGCTATTGCAATAGTATCAGCAGCGGGGTAAAACACGCCAGTGTTTGTGTCGCTTCCTTGAAT